ATGACAGAAAATAGTACACAAGAAGTCGTCAAAGACCTCGAAGAATATAAATTTGGATTTCACGATAATGCAGAACTTGAATTCACAACAGGTTTAGGTTTGACCGAAGAAGTTATTCGCGAAATTTCTGAAACAAAAAATGAACCTGAGTGGATGTTAGAGTTTCGTCTGAAATCTTTTGAAGCTTTTAAAAAATTGGACATGCCAAAATGGGGCCCAGATCTTTCTGGTATTGATTTTAATGATATTGTTTATTATCAAAAACCATCAGCAAAAGCTGCGCGTTCTTGGGAAGACGTTCCTCAAGAAATCAAAGACACTTTTGAAAAAATTGGTATTCCAGAAGCTGAACGTTCATATTTGGCAGGAGCTTCTGCTCAATATGAATCAGAAGTTGTTTATCATAATATGAAAGATGAATTTGAAAAATTAGGAATTATTTTCACTGACACTGATTCAGGACTACGTGACTATCCAGAAATTTTCAAAAAATATTTCAGCAAACTCGTTCCACCAACTGATAACAAATTGGCAGCCTTAAATTCTGCCGTTTGGTCTGGTGGGTCATTTGTCTATGTTCCTAAAGGAGTCAAATGTGAGATTCCGATTCAAGCCTATTTCCGTATTAACAACGAAAAATCAGGACAGTTTGAGCGGACATTGATTATTGTTGAAGAAGGGGCATCTATTCAGTACGTTGAAGGATGTACTGCACCAACTTACTCCGCAAGTTCACTTCATGCAGCAGTGGTTGAAATCTTTGTTGAAGAGGGGGGTTATATGCGCTACTCTACTATTCAAAACTGGTCAGATAACGTCTATAATCTGGTTACCAAACGTGCTGCTGCAGAAAAAAATGCGACGGTTGAATGGATTGACGGAAACTTAGGGTCAAAAGTATCCATGAAATACCCAGCCGTTCATTTGAATGGACCAGGAGCGCGTGGAACAATGCTTTCAATCGCTTTTGCTGGAGCAAACCAAAATCAAGATACAGGTGCTAAAATGATTCATAACGCACCAAATACTTCAAGTTCAATCATTTCTAAGTCTATTGCCAAAAATGGTGGAGCAGTCAATTACCGTGGACAAGTTACTTTTGGAAAAAATTCTAAAAAATCTGCTTCTCATATTGAATGTGACACAATTTTAATGGATGATTTATCAAAATCAGATACCGTACCATTCAATGAAATTCATAATTCACAAGTTGCCTTGGAACACGAGGCGAAAGTGTCAAAAATTTCAGAAGAACAACTCTATTATTTGATGAGTCGTGGACTTACAGAAAAAGAAGCAACTGACATGATTGTCATGGGCTTCATTGAACCCTTTACCAAAGAATTGCCAATGGAATACGCTGTTGAATTAAATCGCTTGATTTCTTATTCAATGGAGGGTTCTATCGGGTAAAATCATAAAGTGTTGCTATATCAACATTTTATGATTAGTTTTTGTAAAAAATAATTTCAAAGGGGCACTAAAGGGGCAGATATTAATAAGTTAAATAATTAGTGATACATACTGATTAATTAAATAATGTGTTTGTGCCCCCTAAAATTTAATTATGCCCCTTGTAAATAAAAAGTGCCCCTTGTAATTGAGAGGCATTTTTTTATTTAATCTCATTTAGTTTTTTAACAATATCAATCTTAACAGATTTTGTGACGTGTGAATAGATGTTAAGAGTTGTCTTATAGTCGGTGTGCCCCACTCGATCCATTGCAGCGCTTAGAGGTATTCCAAGTTCTGCCAATAAAGCAATGTGAGAATGCCTAAAAATATGGGATGTAATATGCTTTGTTATTCCAACTTTTTCTGCAGCTCTCCTTACAACTACATTGAGAGTGTCCAAATCAACTGCAGCGCCATTAACAGTAAAGAAAATATAGTTATCTTTATTAAAATCATTACCTTTCAAAGAGCGATGAATTTCTAATAACTCAAGTTGTTCTTGGATTATATTTTTAATATTCTCTGAAATTGTTATTGTTCTGTAAGAGAACTCAGTCTTCGGAGTGGTTTTTATTTTCAACGCCCTGTCATAAGTGCCGTTAATTGTTACTGTCCCGTTTTCCAAATCTATTTCATCAATTGTAAGAGCAGCTGTTTCACCATATCGAGCACCAGTATATGCCATAAATTCTACAAAATTGGCAATATGCTCAACTCTTGAAGTTATTCTCAGAACAGAAAGAATTTTTTTAATATCACTTAATTCAAGATAACTATCTCGTTTTTCCTGAACTTCATTAAAAGTTTTTGTTTTTTTGGGAGCTTTAACAAAACTGGCTTCATTTACTTCAAGATAACCCATCCTAACTCCGAAATCTAGAATGGAGTGAAATCTTTTTTTAAAACCATTGTAGTAGCTATATGCATAACCCTCGTCCATCATCTCATTTACTAAATCTTGAATTAACCGGCGATTTACATTTCTAGCTTTTGCATCTTTACCGATTTTCTCTAATATACGATTATCATTTGCTGTTGTTCCACGAAGTGATGAGGCTTTGACCGTTGGAGACCAGTTCTTATAATATTCATCATATAAATCAACAAAAGTAATATCACTTCCTTCATTATGAGAAAGTATTTTATTTATTTTTTCAGTTAATTCTTTAAGTGCAATTTTTTGTGCTCGTGGTGTTTTTTTATCTAGGGTTACAGAAACCTTTTTTAATTTTTCCGTTAATGGGTCTCTATATCTTTCAAAATATTTGTATTTCCCATTTGGTAAATCTTCTATCCACATTTGATTTTTACTCACTTTCTTGCTAAAATTGAGTACAGTAAAACAGCTTCATTTGAAGTGTTTATACTGTATCTGATATTTAATCCACCCTCGTCCGACCAAAGATAGGGTGGATTTTTTATTTTTAAATCTGATTTTCAGACAATGCAATTGATTGTCGATACTCTTGCGCTAAAATAGTTTTATTAAAACTTGCTGTTGGATCAATGTCTTCAACAATATTTTCTATTTTTTCGATATCAACTTTAAAAAATTCTTTTCTAAGATTAACTTTATTGACTCGATTTTGATTTAACATTTGATGTAGCTTATATTCTAGTCCAACCGCGTCATCACTAAAAATAAAGGCATGAACATCAAATTTAAATGGCACAGATGCACTTCCAAGCTCATCTATACGTTGTTGAGGCTCAAGACGTCTTGTCATACCAATTTTAAATATACCATCTCCGAATGAACCAATATTAGATATAACATAAACATAACCCGCTTTACCAAGAGCTAAACTTGCGATTTCTTCTTTTTTATCTTCAACTGATGATAATTGAGTTTGAAGTTCTTGAATTCTAAGTTGAAGTTGTCTTGCTTTTTCGGCATCAGTCTCATTTTCAAGCAATAAAGAATTTTTCTCTATTTCCGTCTTATACTTCCCTTCCTCGACTTCTAGTTTTTTCCGTTCAGCTTCCATAGCTTTCCGTTCCTCAGCCTCTTGTTTCATTTGTTCTTTTAAGAGACGTTGTTCTTCTTTTTCACGTTCCCGGTAGATGAAATATTTATACTCTATATCAAGAAGTTCAGAATATAAAGGTTGAATTTCCAGCAAGAATTTAGTTATAGTTGGAAGAATGCTCTGATTACCCTCTCCTGCAATAATCAGGAATTTATGAATAATTTCTTCTAGTTTATCTTTTGATTCGGATATTTTATTAAATGTTAAATTATACATCAATATTTTTATTTCCGCTTGTAAGCCTATGACCATTAGGGCATATATAGTTTTATTTGTTTTAGTTGTATAATTTTTCTCGTATTTAGAAAGAATATTAGTTATTTCTTTTTTTGTTGTAGTAGATAGCTTTCTAAGTTCTTTAGAGTCATCTGAATGTAAATGAAGATTAGAAATTGTATCTAATAAATGTTCCTCAGAGAGGGTTTCCTTTACTTTATTATATAATTCTTCATTATCAATTGTAAATTTAGCTGAAGAACTTAAAGTTTTTATGAATTGAATATCAGCTCGCCATTTTCTTCCTTGCCGCAAAAGTTTTGTATTTTCTTTTTTTAACTCTTCATTTTTTATTGAAAGTTCTTCGTTATTCTTTACGGTCTCGTGAAACTGACTTGAAATAAGTGTTGCATATTCATCAGATTCTTTTTTTATTTTTTCACTTTCAGATATTGCATCTTCTATAATTTTAAGCCGAGTTTGATTATTTTTTTCTTGAAATTCTTTAGAAAATTTTTCAATCATCAATTCTTGATTTTCAAGTAATTCTTTATTTTTTTCTAATTTTGAATCAATAGAATGAATTTCAGATTTTAATTTGACTAAAGAGGCATCAGCATTTTCTATATCTTTATTTAATGTAGTTAATTGCTTAAGTTTTTTAAAAATTCCCATAAATACTCCTAATATTTTTATTTAAATAAATCCCAAATCGAGAAAGTTGTTTTCTTATAAACTTTATTATACGCCGCTTTTTTCGGATTTTTATAAATACCAGTCCCCTTTTTCCCATAAACTGGTATGACAGTCTTTTTTACTGATCTTTTGATTTTACCTGTTGTTCTAGCTTTAAAGCTTTTTTTTATACTAGGTTTTCTAACTCCAAATTTCATAAGTTCTCCTATTCGATATTTAAATGAAATTCAAGACATTACTCGTCGTTTTTTATTGTTTAAATGTTTTCTGGAGTAAACCAATCAACTACTTCGCCGACGATGTTCCAGTATTCCCCATCTTCAGGAGGAACTGGCAAGAAACGATCACGATACTTCTCGTTAATAGAATGAAGAACAAGTTCGTTTTCAACAATGCTAACTTCTTTAACCCAAGAAGTCCCATCATAATCTACTACATATATTCCACCTTGAGGAGTATCATAGTTTTGTCTAATTAGAATGACATCGCCGTCGTGTAAAGTAGGTTCCATTGAATCTCCATCAACAACTGTAGCAAAGTCAAAACGAGGTAAATTATTTCTTGAAGTATAGTAAGTAGTTTTTTCGTTTTCTCCATAATGAAATCCAAAACCAGCTGAAACTTTTTCTACAGTCTCAATAGGAATAAGCTTATTTTTTTCCGTTGTTTTATTAATATCTAATACATTGTTCTTTTGTTCGTCAAGTTGATTACTTGCAAAATTTAAAACTTTTTTTTGACGCTTTGAATTAAGTAAATCAAAAATATCATTTAATTCTTTTTTTATAGGGTCTGTTTTATTTTCTGAATCTCCTATCCCTAAAATATCAAGTGGGGAAATTCCAAGAGCTTTAGAAAGAGAAACAATCTTATCTCTACCCATATTTTCAATCATACCGTTTTCCCATTTTCTAACGGTTGATTTACCAACACCTACAATTTCACCAACTTGTTCAAGAGTTAATTTCTTTTCTAGCCGTTTTTCTTTCAATATGTTTTCCATGGTTCAAAATCTCCTTTTTTACATTATAGCACTAAAGTGTCGTAAAGTACACAAAAAAAGCAAGTAAACCATAAAAATATTTATTCTAATAAAAAAGTGTATTTTAAGACACAAAATGCTTGACATGGTATTTTTATAATGATATACTGAAAGTGTCTTAAGGGACACAAAGAAAAGAAAGGCGGTGAACAATGAAATCAAATCAATTTCTTGGACGTTTAAAATCAATGGGTAAAAATGTTGATTGGCTAGAAAGCCAAATGACTAAGAACGGAGAACAAGTTTCTCGTTCCGCGATTTATAAAAAGCTTCGTGGAGAGTCTGAGTTTACAGCTCAACAAATAAAAGTTATCAGCAAAGTAATGAATTTTACAAATGATGAAATGCTTGATATTTTTTTTGAAGAATTGGTGTCTTAAAAGACACCAATAAAAGAAAGGGTTTAAAAATGAACGAATTACAAATTACAGAATTAAATGGTCAACGAGTTTTGACTACTCAACAAATTGCTGATGGTTACGGAACAAAAAAACGGACTATCGTTGATAATTTCGGAAATAATAAATCACGATTTAAAGAAGGTAAGCATTTCTTTTTATTAGACGGAGAAGAACTGAAAAAATTCAAAGACAACAACGAAAATTTCGGTGTAGTCGGAAATCGAGCCCCTAAACTTTACCTCTGGACAGAAAAAGGAGCGTTGCTTCATGCGAAATCTTTAGGAACTGATGAAGCTTGGGATATGTACGATATTTTAGTCGATACTTATTTCAAAGTTCAAGAAGTAAAACAATTACCGCAAACTCCTGAACAACAAATCGCATTACTTGCTCAAGGTAACGTGAACTTGAATAAAAAAGTCGAACAAATTGAAAATTCAGTTCTTGATTTAACTGACCGATTCGGACTTCCATCAAATAAAGCTAAAGTTTTGCAAAAGAAAGTAGCAAGCAAAGTTTATATGTTTACTGGTGGTAAATATTCAAATGCTCATAAGAAGTTAGGAGCTAAGGTATTCAGAGAATTTTACAAAGATTTGAACAATCGCTTCGATGTTGTGAAATATAGCGATATTCCATTAAGTCGTTATGATGAAGCAACAGAATATCTTGATATGTGGCAACCATCATTCAATACAACGCTTGAAATTCGTGGATTGAACTCACAAACCAGTTTTGATTTTGAAGCTTAGAAAGGAAATTAAAATGCCATACGCAAAAATAACCTATCTACCTGTAGATAAAGAAGAAGACGCAGAATGGTGTGACAAAAAACATCTTATGCAGAAGTGGGAAGGCTTAACAAAAGGCACATTAACAGCTTGGCTTACTGAAATGAGAGATCGACCTGAATTTAAAAAAGGTGTACTCAATCCAACTCACGGACTTGTATTTATCAATAAGGAAATATTCAAAGAGTTTGTAGAGTGGAAAGAAGCAACTCGTTATAAGAGTTATAAAAAATAGGAGAAAGAGATGAAAAACATAATTCTAACATCAAGAGAAGCAGATGCTGCGCTTCAAACTGCTCTAATCGATGGTGCTAAGTGGATTATCACACGAACAAGCGACACAGTGCTTTATCAAGGTAAGACAATGAACTTTACACCACTTAGAAGCGGTGGAGTATTGCTGGAGGTTTACTGATGGAAAAAGTAGTTACGCATTACGGAGAAACTATTCAGCAGTACAGTGTTGAGTGGTACAAAAAGCAATTGTCAAAAGATTTTTCTATTCAATTTATTAAAGACTATTTATTGCCTCAATTATTTGAATGGTCAAATGCTTATAAAGCAGCGGTTGAACTGACAAAATAAAAAAGCCCGCACGGGCATGCGGACTAAGACGTGATATACATCTTTATATATTTTTATACCTAGATTATATCACGTTTCAACAAAAATCAGAAACGGAGAACATTAAATGACAGTACCAGTAGTTTTTGAGGGAGGAATTTTACAAAATGATGAATTGTTTTCTTTCCTTAAAGAAGTTGAAAATAAAGTTCCGGACATCGTAAACAGCAAAGATGACAAAACATTTTTAAATAATTATAAAAAAGAAATTTCAGCAACAATTAACGAAATCGACCTATCAGAAAAGAAGCAAATTGATGAAATGATAGAAGTTTTCAGGGATAGAAACCCTCAAGTATGGGAAGCTCGCTCTAAGCTTGCTGGAATTGTAACTAAGATTACTCAAATGAATAACGACTTCGATGAGCGCAGACGAAGAGCAGGATTTGAAGCAGTTGACTTAGCAGTTAATGAAGCCAATGTGGTTTATGGATTATCAGGAACACGATTTGTTTTAACAACAGGCAGATTTACAAGTGTTGATGCACTTACTGCAAAAGGTGATTTAAAGAAATCTATCCAAGACAAAATAGACAGTGCTGGTTTAAAAGCTCAAGATAATTTGGAGCAAGAACGACTTTTAGAAGCAGCTCGAATTGCTGAACGAGATAAGCAACAAGAGCTTGCTAAAAAAGAACAAGAGATACTCCAACGTGAGAAGGACTTAGCTCGTCAAGAAGCCAACGATACACAAGCCATTCAAAAAGAATTGGAAAAAGAACGGATAAGAGCGAATGCTAAGGAACGAGCTATTGATAATATACAAAAATCACAGGCTGAAAAAACTCAAGAAGTTATAACTCGATTAACAAAACTTGAAAACTTAATTAATCCAAATACAGAATATACTGGAAAATCTGTTTTAAAACTTATCAAAAGAATTAAAGGACTATTAAAATGACAAATGAAATTCAAGTAACAAATGCAGAACAATACCAAAAGGCAGCATTAAACACTTTAAAGCGTCAGATTACCATGGGAGTGAATATTCCTAAAAATTTCGATGCAGAAGGAGCGCTAGGATACACAGCTTTAGCAATTGTAAATAGTGGGTTTACAGTATCAAAAGAAGTAATTGTTGACACTTTGATAAAAGTAGCAAGCAAAGGTCTTGACCCTCGAAAAGACCAACTCTATGTTATTCCTAATAAAAAAGGGCAAGTGATGCTCATGGAATCATATTTCGGATATGAAAAGCTCGCTTATGACATTAAAGAAATTGAAAGAGGAAGCATTTTCGCAGAGGTTGTTCGCCAAGGAGAGACAGTTAAATTTAAAGGACGAACATTGGAACACGAAAAATCTTTTGAAGCTATTGATAACGACATTATCGGTGCTTATGCGAAAGTGAAAATTGGCGATGAGGAAATTGCTCACTATATGTCCGTTTATCAAATAAGCAAGTCTTGGTCTAAAACGAATAGTTTAGATAAAAACTTTGTTGAAGAACAACGTCATAATAATTATGGTAATTCTTGGACAGTAAAAGTTGCTGATACAAGCAAAATCGAAAAAGGAAAGCTAACAGCTTTCAATAAAAATCAAGAAGATTTTCCAGAAGAAATGAGTAAGAGAACAGTAATCAAGGCACTACTCAAACCTATTATTAAATCTTATGCAGAACCAACCAATGCTGCGGCACTTGATAATAACGAAGAAGAAACAGTAATTAAAGAAGCGGAAGTTCTTGATGATGATTTTGTTCTTGAAGAAGCAGAAACGAAGCAAGTGGAAACGAAACAAGCAGAAACAAAGCAAGAAGAAAATCAAAAAGAAGAAGTCAAAGATTCAGAGGAAATTAAATCATCAGAAAATAACAAAGAAACAACTGTTGAAGATTTACCATTATTTTAAAAACTATGAGCAAACTGCAGTCCTCAAAAATCCTGAGCAGTAGAATTAGAAATGATTCAACTTTAAGCAATACTATCTTGGGCGATAGTTATGTATTTAGTCAAAGCTGGAGGGTGGCGGAACGAGCCGTAAAGTCAATGAGTATTTAGTGTTTACACATAACCACTCATCGCCAGCTTTTAATTTAAAAAATAAAACTTGAAATAAATATAGAAGAAAGGAGCAAAATGCAAAGTATTAAGCGAAAAAAAGCAGCGAACAACTTCACAATTTTGAGCAATGAGTTTTTACGTGATGAAAACCTTTCTCTTAAAGCAAAAGGCTTGCTTGCTTATATATTAAGTCTTCCTGACGATTGGAAAATATATTTTGAAGAAATCGAGAAACATCATAGAGATGGGAAAGTTTCACTTAGAAGTGCTTGGAAAGAGCTTGAATCTAATGGATATGCAAGAACCTTGCGCAAAACTGACCCAGAAACTAAAGCTGTTAAAGAGTGGTATAAGGAAGTTTCTGATTTCAAAAAGCCAGATTCCGATTTCCCAGATGTGGCTTTCCCAGATCTGGCTTTCCCAGATGTGGGAAATCAGCAGCTACTAAATACTAATATACAAAACACTGAAAAACAAAATACTGATAATAAAAAAACTACTACTCTCTCTGACGAAAATAGTGGTCTTTCCCAAAAGCTTTCTGACATTTATCAAGAAAATTTTGGAATGGCAAGTTCTCTTATTATAGAAAATATCAAATATGACTTAGAGGATTTTGGATTTGATTTAGTTAAAGAAGCAATGACAAGGGCTGCTTTAGATAAAAAAAGTTATCGTACAGCACAAAATATTTTAAAAGATTGGCAACGTAAAGGAGTTAAGACTTTACAAGATGTCGAAGCTGATGATGTTAATTTTAGAAATCGTAATCAAAAAAGTTACTTTAACACTGCTAAAAAAGTTGTCAAACCTGCCCCTAACTGGTCTAATCCTCAAACTAAAGAGGATAGGGAATATATGACCGATGAAGAAGTGGAGGCTTTAATAAATGGCTTGGGAAATCCCTAAAAGTGCATTTGATAAGGGCCTTGCGGAATATTACTTGAGTTTTGTTCCAGGAGTAACTTATCAGCAGTTTGTAAGATACGTAAAATGGGCCCATGAAAAAGAAATTGTAATGAACCCAGTGACTTTTATCGCATCGGTTAAAAAAATCAGCAATGAAGCAGCAACCGAATTAATGATATATGGAGAAGAAAATGAAATTTCTTGATTTATTTGCCGGCATTGGTGGATTTAGACTTGGACTTGAACAAGCTGGACATGAATGTGTAGGCTTTTGTGAAATCGATAAGTTTGCCAGGCAGAGTTACAAAGCCATTCACAACACAGAAGGAGAAAGAGAATATCATGACATTACAACAGTCAGCAATGAAGAGTGGAGAACCTTACGTGGAACAGTTGAGCTTATTTGCGGAGGATTCCCTTGCCAAGCTTTCTCCATCGCAGGTAAAAGAAAAGGATTCCTTGATGAAACTCGTGGAACGTTATTCTTCGAGATTGCCAGAGCGGCTGAACAAATCAAACCACGGACTTTATTCCTTGAAAACGTTAGAGGGCTTTTATCTCACGACAAAGGGCGAACTTTTAGAACTATCATATCCACCCTTGATGAATTGGGGTACGATGCAGAATGGCAGATACTTAACAGCAAAAATTTCGGAGTTCCACAAAACCGAGAACGTGTGTTCATTATCGGACATCTTAGAGGAGAACGTGGACGAGAAGTATTTCCTATCAAAAGTCCAAATGGACAAAATGACCTTAATATAATTCAAGTGGCGCAGTTGAATACACCAACTAGGAAAAACTCTAATCGTTTTAGAACTTATAGTCCAGACGGGATTGGTGCTTGTCTAAGCACTATGGGCGGAGGTGGTTTAGAGCCTTGTATATCCGTCATCGGTAATGTTAATCCCAGTAGAATTAGAAAACTGACACCTCGTGAATGTTGGCGACTTCAAGGTTTTCCAGATTGGGCTTTTGACAAGGCGCAAGAAGTAAACTCAAACAGTCAACTATACAAGCAAGCTGGGAACAGCGTGACAGTACCAGTTATTTACGAGATAGCAAGGAGAATCAAGTGAAGTTTGAATTTGAATTGGATAAAATGCCAACTACTCAGCAGCAAAAGGGCATTAAAAAAGTGAATGGGAAACTTCAATTCTATGACCGTCGAGGAACAAATAACTACAGCCTTAAAGCTCAACTCATGAAAAATAAGCCGAAAGAGTGCTTTGAAAAAAATGTTCCTTTGAAGCTATCCGTTACTTTCTTCTACGCTATTAAGCAGAAGAAGCACTGGTGGCAATGGAAAACAAGCAGACCTGACTTAGATAATCTTATGAAGAATTTGCAAGACTATATGACTAAGTTGCGTTATTACAGTGACGACAACCAGATTGTATGGCTTGAAGCTAAAAAGGTTAATGACGAGAAAAACAGAATAGAAATTGAAATTACAGAGGTGTAAGAATGATTAAAACAAATTTTGTCACTTTGAAAAAGCTATATGGATTGGCAAGAAATAACAATTTCAACGCTAACCACAAAGAGTTATCTGTGAAAATCAGCGGTCGAACTAAGCACAATCACGAACTTTCTCAGCTTTACTTAGATATTTGCAATAAATACAACCACTCAAAGCAAATGAAGTGGAAAGATTTATACAAAATACTTGAAGAATTAACAAAAGATAAACAAATAGAACTTTAGAAAAGGATAATTTATATGATAAAAAACGAATATGTGAAACGAACATTATCAGGAGATAGTCAAGAAATTAATATTTATAAATCGGCTGATGATGAAAAATGGAATATCTCTTGTACTATTCCGAAATTTGCAAGAAAATATTCAAAATTCTTAGTTGATGGCCGAATCGTTACAAATGAAAATTCAGGACAAATAGTTGAAATCCATGGAACTTTAAATAATAAAGGTGTTTCTTTAACTGCCACTCGAAATATCAGTGACGAGGAACGTCAGAGAATGTCTGAACAGTTTAAAGCTCGTTTGCTTGAGAACAAAGAAAATTAGGACGCTACGAGATAAATTAGCTCGCTTAAACTATTTAGTGGATAATTTATCATTAATAATCTAAAAGCGCTTAAAAGCTAAAATATGAGGTAGTAATATGTTCAGCAAAAATGAAATAAGGCGTGGAGATGAAATATGCTTCCGCGACACAAAATTCTTAAAAGTTATCGAAGTTACTGACAAATACATAACGCTTGAAAAAGACCAGTTCACTAAAAAATCAGTTAAGCGTGATGATTTTAGAATTGTAAAAATAAATGGAAGATACCATGCATGTGAACTCTTTGACAGAGTTGTGAAGTGAGGGATGAGATGAAAGTATATATTGTAACCCAGTCATGGGGGATTTATTCTGACTACACAGAAGTAGTTATCGGAGTAGTTTCAAGCATGGAAAAGGCAAAAGAACTAGCGCTGAACGCTGAACCGGTCAGTTGGGAGGATAGTACTGTAGAAGTTGAGTGTTTTGAACTTGACGGAGAACGAAAATCATTTTCAAAAGCGGAACGAGAAGCATATAAATCCACTGATGATTTCTATAGCAAAGACCGTATTATTTTGAACGAGCTAGATGAAGCCGGGATATAAGGAGCAGCTAGATGATACCAAAATTTAGAGCGTGGGATAAAGATAGTAAAGTTATGCGAGAAATTCAACATCTCGTCTGGGCGGAAGACAATCTCATAGCGCACTGCCCACCAAGAGGGCATGAGTTCTCAGAGTGGTTTACCGTAATACTAAACGGTTGGGAATATCAACTCATGCAATCCACAGGCCTAAAAGATAAGAATGGCGTGGAGATTTATGAAGGTGACATTTTAAAACTGAATGCTATATTCTTAGCTCCTAATGACAAAATCGGTTATCTTGAATATTCTCCAAAATACGGTTATTCAATTATTTTTGAAGGAAATCGGTTATATCGGCAAGAATACTGGGCGAGTACAAATAAATTGAATTATGAAGTCATCGGAAATATCTATGAGAACCCTGAATTATTGGAAGGACACGAAAAATGAATCCAGATAAAAGCAATTTAATAGGTTTTAAAATTACGGATTTAGTAATTACTAAAACTGTTGTAGGCTTAGGGACTAAAGAGAGCATTTGTAGAAACGTTTATCAAATTTGGACTAAAGACAGCGAATTGATTACTACAATTGATTACGAAGACAGCGGATATAGTGTTATTGAATCAATTTTTCGAGGAGGACACGAAAAATGACTAAGTTTGAAGAGAAACTGGAAATACTACCAATAAAAATAATTCAGCATCCCGTTGGAGATACTAAATATTATGCGGCTGTTCATGTTAAAACGTTAATAGCACAAGCAGATGAAGAAATCGCTGATTTAAAATCCAAACTCCAACAGCAAGCCCTGCCAGTCGTGCCTGAGTGTGTGGCGGAATTTATTGATGAGTCAAAAGGAAATTTATCCCTATATGGAGCATTATTTTTCATCTGTGATAATACAAATAAGGAACTTAATAATTGGGTATTTAGAGAAGCAAATCAAAATTTATTCGCTCGTGCATGGCTAGACGGCTACACAGTCGAAAAACCGCAGCTGTTCAAAGTCGTTTTTCCAAATAGTACGTCTGTTTTGCAAAAAAATGGAGAATTAAACTCTTTTGCGGATACGGTTTATAAAAGATATTTAATGGAAAACGCAATGACCGAACAAGAAATCAAGTCAATTGATGAGCGTTACTGGCAGTTTGCTGTGCCTGTGGAGGACGGAGAATGAGCAAGTTTGCTATGAATTCCTCAAAGGTGCTATCCGAAATAAAGAAAGATGTTCATGAAAATATTGACCGATATTATAGAGATATCATGATTGCTGATAGTCTTTGGGAGCAGAAAAGGGCACTTGGTGAGTTACAACTTTACATGAAAAGACAGATCAAAAAAATAAAAGAAGTTGAGGATGAAAAATGAAAAACTTAATAGTAGCACAACAGATTGCAGACGAAGTACCCCTCACTATTCCGAAAAGCGTAGCGGATGTGTTGGATAAACGTTGGGAAGCTCAAAATAAGTACCTACAAAGAAAAGTTGCTGTTCCAAGAGATGCGTTCTATAATGCCGTAAATCCTTATGACAACCAACTAGCAGCCACAAAAATAGGGGAATGGATTGATGAGAATCAAAGTATTTGTTTCGCCTACCTCGCAGGCAAAGCCCTCGGAGTTGATTTAGTGAAAGTGGTGGAGGGATGACAGCGGAAGAAATCGTGCAGAACTACCAAATAAAGTTGTTAAAGATTATATTCAAAGAAATTGATAGCCTGATGACGAAAAAAGAAAATGCGGATATTAACGCACATAAACTTGCTGAAAATGGGAACTCTGTCAGAACATCAGCGTATTGGAAATCAGTAGGGAATGCAGAATTTTACATTAAAGAGATTTACCAAAAGTTGAGTGCTTTAGCAGAAATTGATAGACTTTTTCATTGGTCAAATCGTTTACACCAAGAACAATTAAAATTTGTTAGTAAATACCCTAGAGTTATGGAAAAATATCGACAATATAATTAAGGAAGACAAAATGAAAGTATATGTTTTAATAGCAGACACCTATGATGAAGATTATGGTTCAACGATAGTACTTTTAGGAGTATTCTCAACCGAAGAAAAAGCTAAAAAGCAAGCTAGTAAAATGAAATTGGATTGTTATGATATCCATTATGTTGATATTGATGAAACTAAAGAGCAATTCTACTTAGGAGGATATATTGAATGACCGACAAACTAATATCGCTGGTCAATGACTGGTGGGGAGGGATTGAATGAATAATGAATTGCAAGAGTTAATAATACAAATCATAAAAGCAGCAATGATTGCTATTCCAATTTGGGGACTTATTATCTTGGCTTTTATCATATTCGTTTTCAAAAATGATATTAAAAAATGGTGGAGGAATAGAAAATGAAACTTTTGTGTAAGCTGTTTGGGCATAAGTGGGATGACTGGAGTGTATATTTATTTGGCGCTCATGAAGAACGCTTTTGTCGGCGTTGCTACATTATAGATAAACGCTTAAACCGATCAGACCTTGACGAGTCAGAGAACGTGCGAGGGGAGGAATGATGTATAAGAAAGCAACAATATTTATTATATGTATGATTATTGGAATGGCAATTTATGTTGTTATGGATTACTTCATTCAAAATGCTACACCATTTAGATGGATTGTTATTATAGCAACTTCTGCATGGTTCGCTTATTCATCAGAATTTGAGGAGAATCACAATGACAGAGGCTGAAAAATGGCTTGATAAACATATGGATTGAGGTGGAGATGAAAAAATTTGAGTTATATAGCAATTCTTTTATATCTGACCGAAAAGAGAAGTCAGCATCAATGATTGTTCATGCTGACAGCTATGCTGAAGTAATCCAAGAACTCGAAAGCAACGCAGGTTGGTACACTGCTGACAACGGAGCTTTCAAAGTTGCCTATATCGAGGAGGTTGTGGAATGAACGCAAAAAAAGCCCAAGCTGACCAAGCTTGAGCGAAATACGAATTTACAACAACTTATTATAATATTTTTTAATATTTTTGGTAAGTTATATTATATCACATATTGAGATAGGAACTCGCTAAACTCAACTGGAGGAGAAAGATGAAAGACAATAAACAATTATCATTGATTCAAAGAGTGTTATTAGAAGTTGAAAAATATAAAAAACATAATCTAAATGGATTTTTGATAGGGAAAACGGACTGGTGGTATTCTCCGCATTACGATAGGATTATGGCAATGAATACAGGGAAAAGACCATTACCTTTCAATAAAAAATATCCCGAAATTAACGATTGGCTATGGGTTATGTCAACAATAGACGGAAATCTTGTATTGGACGGAAAAGGTGGAATAGGAATCGAGGTTGAATAGAATGATACAAGAAATTACTGTTGATTTTTCAGAACAAATTGTCGAAACCAAAATTAAAATTGAAATACTTGAAAACTTAATCCATTATGTTAAAAATCAGAAAAATGCTTTAGAACATTATAAAAAGAGTGATGTTCTTTTGACTGATAAAGTCGGATTAAATTTAAGTGGATTTACACAATGTTCCTTTAATACTAGTGTTGAAACGCTCATCCCTTTGTTGGAACAAAATATTGAAGATAATACAACTACCATTAATAAGTTAGCAAAAGAACTTGGAATTGATATTAAGTAAACAAAAAAAGCCCGCTAGGAACGGGCTTCGGCAACTGAATTTCTAACTTAATTATACCACAAAAGGAGAATTTGATGAATGGCAGATAAGTTAGATAGAATTATTGGAGATTACGTTAATGGCAGACTTGAAGCTAGAATAAAATCAATTGAAAGTAGATATCTTTATAAGCAAAAAGTAGATAACTTAGGCATTCGTACAGCTTATTCTGGTGGTTCTGAACCTGAAAGTCACGTCTTAAATAAAGAAGCACTTGAAAATGATGAGGAATTAATCAGATTAAGAGAATTAATAAGACAAATCGACATCTGGTATCTACCTTTGATTCAAGTTGAAAAGGAGGTAATAAGACTAAAATGTGAAGGATATAATGGCAGATACTGGTATCAAGTAATGCAAGAATTGGATATTCAAGGATTTGAAATTCCACAGAAGAAAGCTAAAGCTGCTTATTATAAATTTAGGAATGACATCTATTCTTTTGTTATTCATTTAATTTGAGGGGGACAAAATAGGCAAAAAAAGAATCGAAATTGCCTAAAATTGGCACCTCAACGCTTGTTTTTACTGATATACTTGTATTATGAAGTAAAAGGCAAAAGCACAAATATCATAAGTATCGGTTTGAATTTGCTTCATAATTAGTGGCTATTTTACATAGCGAGGGGTGACAGGCACCAGAACTAAACCTGACTGTAATGTCCGATTTAATGGCGGAATAGCGTTGCTGGACGATAAAACCAGCTTAGCAAGAGAGAACACTGAAAAGTGTGGCTGAGGGGCTAGGTTCGAATCCTAGACTTGCTATTCGATTGCATTGCTTAATACCGGTGCATGGAAAAATATTTAAATTATTTATTAGTCAGTTAACGCTGGCTATTTTTGGATATTTTATGAGTAATAGTGCTTTTTTATATTGTTACTTGTTTTCATATATTATTTTTGTTTTAATTAAAGTGACATCTATTAAAAAGGAGTAGTGTATGAATATTGGAAATGTAAGAGAGTTTCTTGCTAGAATCAATCCTAACGATATGGATACCATTGATATGAGAATGATTCAAAAAATGGGGAGCGGTGTAGCTTCTTTTGCGCCTCAGCTAAGTGTGAATATGAAACGAGATTTGAAGAATTTTTATTGCGAAATACTCAATAATAATTTTTTTGATATAAATCAAGCTGAATATAATCCCAACATTGCAATAGAAGGAACACTACAGGTTTCAAATTTAGATACCGCTCATATTAGAGAAGTAATTAATGATATTGAAAGTGAAGATAATTATGTTGGTGATATGGAAGAGGTTGATTTAAATAATTTAAATTATTATAGTTTTAAATTTACTCAAGATAATAAAAGTCTTTATATTTTTAGAAGATTCACGAAAATGAAAAAAATTAGGAATGGGATCTTCGGTGTTATCCAAGATAATGGGTTTAAAAAATTAGAAGCTAAAAATTTTTTTGGAATAGACCGAGATATTGATATTATAATTTTTGAAGACCAAGTTTTGATAGTAAATAGATTTGCACTACAAACAATATTTAAGCTTGATGATTACTTTACAGAACGAACAATGTTAGCGTTGGAAAAACTAGATCAGGGAGAAGTCATTGAAAATTTTGATGACTTTCAAACAGATTGTATAAATGATAAAATGGCTGCAAAAAGAATGACTAAAATTATTAACACTCCAGGGAGGATTGATGACTTTTTGCAACATATTGATCATCTACCCACTGTTATACAGCAATTCGACTTAGAAATTGAACTCAGTGAGGAAAACAAAATTAAATATAATGGAACTAAGGAAGCTCGAAGTCAAATTTTATACTGTATTTCAGATGCTTATTATCAATCATTTATTTTACAAAGGTTAGGGGAAGATCCCTCGTAAAAAGAAAGGAGACAGAGTTGAGGACGATTCAAAAAATATTATTTTACATGTCTTCGTTTATGCCACTATATTTATTATTAATAGTTCAGAACTTTCATTTTAGAGATGAGAAAAGTTGGTTTTCATTAAATGTAATAATAAAGCAATTTGATTTCTCAAATAAACCAGTTTCGATTTTTTGGTGGTTTTTGATAATTTTGATTTTGATATCTTTATTTGGATGTTTTGTTTTTTTCAAAGTTTACAACTCTAAAGAGGGAAAGTTGGCAGATATATCAGATGCTGAGTTTGTAAGAGAAGATACAATGGGATATATCGTAACTTACATAGTCCCGCTTTTATCCATGGATATAAATAGTACAAGAAGTCTGGTAATAAATTTGCTCTTATTTATAATAATTGGTACATTCTATGTTAAAAACGATCAGATATTTATGAATCCTATATATAATTTATTTGGTTATAACATATTTTCAGCTGAAAGTGGAATTTACATAACTAAGATTTCTAAGCAAAAACTGAAGCTTCTTGCAAAACATAATGTAAAGGTTAGAAAAACGAACATTTTAGGAGATATCTATGTATTGAAACAAAATAAAGAACACTAAGAATTATTACAGGTTGTCCACTGGGCAGCCTTTTATTGTTGGAAAGGAGATTAAATGCCAGTATTAGAAAATGCAAGACACGAAAAATTTGTTCAATGCCTAATTTCTGGCATGAGCCAACGACTTTCTTATCGTGAATCTTTCCCTAAAGCAAAAAGATGGAAAGACAATACAGTTGATAGTAGAGCAAGTGAATTAATAAAAGTCAGTGAGGTTTTGGGTAGGTATAAAGAACTTCAAGAAGAAGCTCAAGACGCTGCTATAATGACTCGTAAAGAGCGAATGGTCACTCTATCGGATATAGCTAAAAATGCTGAAAAAGAAGCTGACATGATTAAGGCAATTGACACCCTTAATAAGATGGATGGCGATTATACAAGCAAAGTTGAATTATCTGGTTCAGTCAAAACCAATCCTTTTGTAGACTTATCAACAGAAGAGCTTAGAAAGTTGGCAAGTCGTGATGGATAAAATAGTGCTAGGAGCTAAAATTGAGCTGTCTAAGCGCTTTTTCTTTGATTACTGTAATCTCATCATGCCGAGCTTTTATAAACGTGACAGGGCTTATCTGGTGACGATGTGCGAAGAATTTCAGTCATTTATAAATGATGATGAACACGATGTTTTAGTTTTAAATCTTCCGCCACGTCACGGAAAGTCTCTCACGCTCGGTAAATTTGTAGAGTGGGTGCTTGGTAACGACCACACGAAGAAAATTATGACTGGGTCATATAATGAAACCTTATCTACAGTCTTTTCTAAAAATGTTCGTAATACGCTTCAAGAAGAAAAAGCAGATGAAAACAAAATCGTTTACTCTGATATTTTTGATGCTGCAATCAAGTATGGAGATGCTGCGAAAAACCTTTGGAGTTTGTCAGACGGTTATAACAACTATTTGGCAACATCTCCAACAGGTACTGCAACAGGTTTCGGTGCTGACATTATTATCATAGATGATGTTATCAAGAATGCTGAGGAAGCCAACAATGCGACAGTCCTAGAAAAACACTGGGAATGGTTCGTAAATACCATGCTTTCACGTTTGGAATCAGGCGGAAAGATTATTATCAATATGACTCGTTGGCATAGTGAAGATTTAGCCGGACGGGTTTTGCGTGAATTGCCTAAGAATGGTTATCGAGTAAAGCACATTAATTTTAAGGCTTTTAATGAGCAAACGAATGAAATGCTTTGTGATGATATTCTGACTCTTGAAGATTATAAGCGCAAGGTAAAAACAATGGGTGCTGATATTGCCAGCGCCAACTATCAACAAGAGCCGATTGATGTCAAAGGTCGGTTATATAGCGAGTTTCAAACTTACAATGCTCGTTCAGAGTACAAAAAGATTTGGAACTATTGCGATACTGCAGATACCGGGAAAGATTATCTCTGTTCCATTGTTTGGGGAGAAACCTCAGACGGCTTTGCGGATGTGTTGGATATTATTTACACTCAAAAGCCGATGGAATACACGGAAAACGCAGTGGCCAATCAGCTAATTAATAACAGAGTAAATGCTTCAAGAATCGAGCGCAACAATGGCGGTCGGTCTTTTGCTCGTTCTGTCAGGGATAAGATTCAAGGAAAAGTTGCTTGTGCTGTAGAAGATTTTTTCCAAGGAAATAATAAAGAAGCTCGGATTTATTCCAATAGTTATTGGATAGAGCGGCACGTTCGATTTCCCAATGACTGGCGAACTCGTTTCCCAGAATACTATCAAGCAATGACGACTTATCAGCGTGAGGGTAAAAATAAACATGATGATGCGCCGGATGCAACAACTGGGATTGCTGAGACAATGAGTGGCAAGCGAATAAAAGCCGGGTTAAAATCATTTAAAATATAAAGGAGATTTCTAATTGAAACACAAACCACCTAAATTAATGACATTTCCAAAAGATGAACCAATTACAAATGAAGTGGTTACCAAGTTCATGGAAAAACATAAATTAGAAGTTGCTCGGTATGAGTACTTAAAAAATATGTATCTTGGAATCATGGCTATTGATGATGAACCGGCAAAAGACCCTTGGAAGCCTGATAATCGTTTAACTGCTAATTTCACTAAATATATCGTTGATACTTTCACAGGCTACTTCAATGGGATTCCAGTTAAAAAGTTACATTCAGATAAAGAAATACTTACTAAACTACAAGAATTTGATAATCTGAACGACATGGAAGATGAAGAGTCAGAGCTTTCAAAGATGGCTTGTATTTATGGTCGAGCTTTTGAACTCTTGTATCAAGACGAAGAGGCTCAAACGAATGTTATTTACAACAACCCTGAAAATATGTTTATGGTTTATGATGATACGATTAAACAAGAACCTTTGTTTGCGGTGCGTTATGGTTATGATGATGACTATAAATTGTATGGTGAAGTTTATACCAAAGAAACAACCTATGCTTTGAATGGGACAATGGGTTTTTACAATATGACTGAACAAGCACCGAATCCTTTTGATGATTTGCCCGTTGTAGAGTTCTATTTCAACGAAGAACGAATGAGTATTTTTGAATCTGTTATTTCATTAGTCAACGCTTTTAACAAAGCTATTAGCGAGAAAGCAAATGATGTTGATTATTTCAGTGATCAGTATTTGGCTTTCATGGGAGCAGAAATAGACGAAGAAGATGCTAAAAACATCAGAGATAATCGCCTAATTAATTATTATGATAAGAATCAGAATAATCAAAGTGGTTCTGCTTCAAAAGTAGATGTCAAATTCTTAGAAAAGCCGGATAGTGATTCTCAAACAGAAAATCTATTGGACAGACTGACTAAATTAATCTTCCAAACTACAATGGTTGCGAATATCTCTGATGAATCTTTCGGGTCATCAAGTGGTGTTTCGTTAGCTTACAAGCTTCAAGCAATGAGTAACCTAGCTCTGTCATTTCAACGTAAGTTCCAATCTTCTTTAAATAGTCGATACAAACTATATTGTGAGTTAAGTACGAACGTTTCAAACAAAGATGTTTGGAAAGATATCGAGTACACATTTACTCGTAATGAGCCTAAAGATATTAAAGAGCAAGCTGAGACTGCTAGCATTCTAAAAGGAATCACTAGTGAAGAAACAGCTTTGAGTGTCATTTCTGTTATCCCAGATGTTCAAGCTGAAATGGAAAAAATCAAAAAAGAAGAAGCATCTACGGCTATCTTTGACCAAGATAAGCAACCTAGTGAAAAGGTAACAGATACAGAAGTTCCAGAAACAAACGAGGAGTAACCTATGAAAACTCCTGATTACTGGAAAGAACGTGAAAAAGCTTGGCAAGAACAACAAATCAAAGATGATACTAAACGCATGAAGCAAATCATGGATAAGCTATTTGAAGCCCAAGAAGCCATTCAAAAAGAAATCAATGCCAACTGGCAGAACTTTGCGAATGGTCAAGGAATTTCTATTAGTGAAGCCATGAAACGTGCGGATAAGATGGATGTCAAAGCTTTTTCCAATAAAGCTAAGAAATACGTAGAAGAAAAAGACTTTTCACATCAAGCAAATCAAGTGTTGAAACTTTATAACTTGACCATGAGAGTGAATCGTTTAGAACTTCTGAAAGCAAATATTGGATTAGAATTGATTGCTGTATTTGATGACTTGGACAAATATTTTTCAAAGAATTTGACTGGCGCAGCTCTCACAGAATTTGAAAGACAAGCCGGAATTCTAGGTCTAAGCGTTCCTAAAGGTGGGTACACAAGCTTAATTGAATCAGTTCTTAATGGAAGTTATAAAGTCGAAGGATTTGCTAGTTTTTCTGACAAGCTTTGGCAATATCAATTTGAATTAAAAGCTGACATTGAAAAACTTCTTATTCGTTCAGTAACTGGCGGAATCAATCCGAAAGCACTAGCCCCACAACTTAAAAGGCTGATGACTGAACAAGGGAAACTTAATGCCACTTACAACGCCCAACGATTACTAGTTTCAGAAACAACGAGAATTCAAACAGCCATTCAAGAAGAAAGCTATAAAAAAGCAGATATTGATAGTTATGAGTATATTGCTGAACCGTCAGCTTGTCCTATCTGCGGTGCTTTGAATGGTAAAATATTCAAACTAAAGGATATGTCGCCTGGTATTAATGCACCTAACATGCACCCGTTCTGTAGATGCAGCACGGCACCGCATGTTGATGATAAAGGTTTCTGGGATGATTTACTTGATAGAAAAGTAATCAATCAAGACGAATACAAACAAGCGTTTGACGATAGAGCAGAAGCTGACAAAGCGATTGAAGAATTGCGCAGAAAAAGAAAAGGATAGATTTCAATGAATAATGAGAAGCTGCTAGAGATTGCGAATGAGCTATTGGGAGATATAGCTAAACAAAAAATTACTGGTATTTCTGTAGATAATACGAATTACGAAGATGGCTCAAAGCGTTTGTCCGTTGTTATTGATTATGCAGAAGCATCAGGGACCCATTTTGAAATAAAAACAGATGATCTGAAAAATATTAATATCGGTGATGTTTCTGATGATATTATAAAATCAGGAAAACTTAATACTCAAAACTAAACCCTTGGTATTTCATGGGTTTTTCTTATGTCCGTTTCCGAACGTTGTGGACAATAAATAAAACACGAGAAAATCAGACTCCCAAGTCTTTAAATGCGAGTAGGAGGAACCAGAAATGGAACATACAGAACTTTTACCCCTTAATTTGCAACTGTTCGCAGAAGAAGCAGCCGATGAGACGTCTGAAGCTGGTTCAGAAACTGAAACAGAAACAAACGAAGAAGAGCAACAAGAACAATCAACTGACAACGATAAAATTGTCGAAAAGCTTCAAAAACGAATCGGTAAAGAACAAGCTGAAAAAAATGAAACAAAAACACAGCTCGAACAAGCACTGGCTCGTATTGAAGAACTTGAAAATGGTGGTAAAAAGTCAGTAAAAGAAAAATCTGACGAAGAAAAAGCTGCCGAACTTCAAAAAGCTAAGGATGATGAAATCGCAAGCCTTAAAGCACAAATCAAAATTTCAAATATCACCAGTCAAGCTGATGAAGTGTTGAAAGAAAGTGGAATTGCTTTAAGTGCTGCGGAGTTAGGATTGTTAGTTGATGTTGATGAAGAAAAAACTTATAGCAATGTAAAAACTTTCCTCAATTTACTTGATAATCAACGCTCACAATGGGAAAAAGCACGAAACACAGGAACAACGCCTAAACTTGTTCCGGGTAATGTAATATCAGTCGATAAGGATAAATTTGATTCAATGACTTACGCTGAAAAAGCTGAATTAGCAAAAACTAATCCAGATGAATTTAAAAAATTAACAGGAGGCTATTAAAATGGCAAATACAAAAACAACACTTTCAGACTTAGTAAATCCAGAGGTGCTTGCACCAATTGTTTCATACGAATTGAATAAAGCACTTCGGTTTGCGCCTCTTGCACAAGTTGACACAACACTTCAAGGACAACCGGGTAATACTTTGAAATTCCCAGCTTTTACTTATATTGGCGATGCTTCTGATGTTGCAGAAGGCGAAGCTATTCCGTTGGATAAAATCGGAACTACTACTAAGTCAGTAACAATTAAAAAAGCTGCAAAAGGTACAGAAATCACGGATGAAGCTGCATTATCTGGTTATGGTGATCCAATTGGAGAATCTAATAAACAACTTGGGCTATCTATTGCAAATAAAGTCGATGACGACTTATTGAACGCAGCTAAGACTACCACTCAAACTGTTTCTACTACAGCAAGCGTTGACGGGGTTCAAGCTGCATTGGATATCTTTGATGATGAGGATGCACAAGCCTATGTTCTTATCGCCAATCCTAAAGATGCGGCAAAAATTCGTAAAGATGCAAACGCACAAAAAATTGGTTCAGAAGTAGGAGCAAATGCTCTTATCAACGGAACTTACGCTGATGTTTTAGGCGCTCAAATTGTACGATCTAAAAAACTTGCTGTTGGTTCAGCTCTATTGTTCAAGATTGTTGCAAATAGCCCAGCTTTGAAATTAGTTTTAAAACGTGGAGTTCAGGTAGAAACTGATCGTGATATTGTTACTAAAACAACTGTAATTACTGCAGATGAACATTACGCAGCGTATCTCTATGATTTAACAAAAGTTGTTAATGTCACATTTACGACTGGTGCATAATGGGACGGCTACTAAGTCGCCACTTGCATAAATATGAAAACATAAATGCGACCAAGCAAGTGAAAAATGATGAACTAACGACGCTTACCGTTAATCAGCTAAAAGAGCTTCTTGAAACCAAAGAGATAGAATACACAAAAAACGATAAGAAAGCAGATTTGATTTCAAAGTTAGGAGTTGATTATGACTATCACTGAGGATATAAAAAAGCTTTTGGGCGGTTCATCGGATGAGCGCTTGGAAGTAATCGAAAAACGCACTCGTGAACGTTTATTGTTGATTCTTGGTTCTGATATTAAAGAAGTACCGCCAGAACTAGAATATGTTGTTTTGGACGTTTCCTTGAAGCGTTTCAATCGTATCGGACAAGAAGGCATGCAGTCCTACTCACAGGAAGGACTAAGCATGACCTTTTCAGAATCTGATTTTGACGAGTATGCCGATGAGATTGAATCATGGCGAAAATCAAAAGAAGCTGAGGGCGATAAAAAGATTGGGAGGTTCAGATTGTATTGAGATATTTAGATGAAGTTACTTTTATCAAAGAATCGTCCGACTCACATTATGACCCCGATTTAGGCGAATGGGTTGAAAAAGAGCCTGCTAGAACTGTTTTTAGTGCAAATATCACTGATATTGGAACTGACAGAAGTGCAAAAATTTTTGGAGATATTAAACAAGGGGCAAAAGTCATGCGAATGATGCCCCTTTTTATGATGCCAGAATATGATTACATTGAGTTTGATAATAAAAAGTGGGATTTAATGACCTACCGCAATCCAAGTGAGCGAAACACTTTTATTTTGCAGGAGGTAAGCCAATGAAAATAACTGGAATTGATGCCTTGCAAAATAAGTTGAGGAAAAATGCCACGCTTGATGATGTTAAGCATGTTGTTAAAAGTAATACCGCAAATATGAACAAGAATATGAAAAATCTTGCTCCTGTAGATACAGGAAATATGAAGCGTTCAATAACCAGTGAATTTACAGATGGAGGGTTTACAGGAACGACTGAACCTCATACTGATTATGCTGGGTATGTAGAGTATGGCACACGATTTCAAGCTGCACAGCCATTTGTTAAGCCTGCGTTCGATGTTCAAAAGAAGGTATTCAAAAATGATTTAGAGAGGTTGACAAAATGATTAAAACTCGAGACCAATCAATTTTTGACGAATTATTCAAACGAATTCAAGCCTTAGGTTATGCCGTTTATGATTATAAGCCAATGAATGAAGTGGGCTATCCATTTGTTGAAATGGAGAGTACTCAAACCATTCATGAACCAAACAAAACAGATATTAAAGGAACGGTAAGTCTTTCATTATCTGTTTGGGGCTTACAGAAGAAGCGCAAAGAGGTTTCTGACATGGCAAGCAATATATTTAGTCAAGCATTGAATATAAGTGCCACAGAGGGCTATTCTTGGGCTTTGAATCTACAAGCAAGCACCATTCAAATGCTGGACGATACAACAACAAATACACCGCTCAAAAGAGCGTTGATTAACTTAGAATTTAGACTAAGATAGGAGATTTAATATGGCAGAATTAACAGCTAAACAGGGTAAAGATGTTATCTTGCTCTATCGTTTGCTTAGTAAAGCAACAGAAGAAGCCGCTTGGAAACTTGCATTCCAAACCGAACACAAAAATGAAAAATCTAGAGATTATAACACTACAGCAACCAAAGATGGGCCGATTGGGGCTCTTGCAGAAGTTGAATATAAATTTTCTGCCACATCTATTGCAGCAAATGGTGACCCACATCTTGACGAAATGGACCAAGCATTTGACGATGCAGCAATCCTTGAAGTTTGGGAAATTGATAAAGCTGAAAAAGGAAAAGAACCAACTACTCAAGATAAGTACAAAGCAAAATATCTTCGTGCTTATCTTACAAGTTTCTCTTATGAACCTAACTCAGAAGATGCGCTTGAACTAAGTTTAGAACTTGGAGTGTTTGGTAAACCTCAAAAAGGATATGCCACACTTACTGATGAACAAGCGGCTGTTGTTCAGTACGTCTTCAAAGATACAGCAAAAGAGACTACACCCTAATAACCCCGTAGTCGGTCAATCGACCGTAGGGGATGCTGAATAATAAACAACGAGTTAAAAGAGAGCTGAGTCTCTCTTTTATTTTTTTAAGGAGAAATCAAAATGGAATTAACGATTAATAACAAACAGTATGTTTTTATCTTCGGTTACCGATTCATTAAGGAATTGAACAAAAAAAATGAAGTAAAAGAACGTGGGATGACTTTAAAAGCCGGTTTAGATAATGCTTTGATGAACTTCTTTAGTGGAGATATCGAAACACTTGTTGAAATGTTAAAAACTGCTAATGCAACAGAAAATCCTCGTGTCTCTGAGAAAGGGATAGTTGAATGGATTGAAGAAAATGGAGTTGATGCGCTTTTTGATTTAGTACTCGAAGAGTTAAAAAAGTCGGAATTTACCAAGAAGAAAACGTTGAACTTCGAGAAAGAAGTCAACAAAAATCTACAGTAATAGATTTTGACAAACTCTATGAACAAGTTCAGTTAAATTGTTTGCGTTATCTCGGAATTGCCAATCTAATAGATATCGAGCGAATGACCATTTCGGAGTATGAATTAAGACTGAAAGCTTATAGGCTAAAAAGACTTGATAAGCAAGAATTAATTTACCAACAAGCATGGGCAAATTGGCAAGTTCAATCAACTAAGCAACAAGGTAAGAAGCAAGTTCCAGTTTATTCAACCTTCAAGAAGTTTTTTGATAAGGAAAAATTTGAAAATGAAATTCTAGGAATTGAAATTTCTGGCAGTGCTTTTAAAAAGGACAACAAACTAATTAACCTCATGAAAAAAGCAAATAAGTAGGAAAGGAGGAAAACATGGAATCTTATAGTGTACAAGCGGTTCTGAGTGCTGTTGATAAAAATTTCACTAGTACAATGAATTCAGCAAACAATGCCGCTGGTAACATAAGCGGTTCATTAAGCAGAGTTGAAAAAAACTCGAATCAATTAGGAAAATCGCTTGATGAAACTGGCGGCAAAAGTCAAAAAATCGGCTCATCTGCTGGAGACATCTTAAAAGGAGTTGGTGCCTTTGCCATTATGAATAAGGCGGTAAGTTTGGTTTCTGACTCGCTTGGTGCAGCGATTGGTCGTTTTGACACTCTGAAAAACTATCCAAAAGTCATGAACCAAATGGGCTATTCTACTGATGATGTTGCTAAGTCAACCGAGTTACTAAAAAAAGGTGTCGACGGATTGCCTACTTCACTTCAAGATCTGACGAAAAGCGCTCAAAGCTTTGCGATTTTAGAGAAAAGCGCAACGGGTGGTGCTAAAACAGCAACAGCTTTAAATGATGCTTTTATTGCTTCTGGTGCTAGTTCTGCAGACGCAAGCCGTGGAGTTCAGCAATATAGTCAAATGTTATCTAGTGGTAAAGTTGATTTAATGTCTTGGAGAACACTTCAAGAAACAATGCCTTATGCTTTGACGGAAGTTGCAAAATCTTTTGGGCTAACAGGTAAAAGTGCTGAACGTGATTTGTATGCCAAACTTCAGTCCGGTGATATCACAATGGACCAACTTAATAAGCGATTTGTAGAGTTAGATGGTGGGGCGAATGGATTTGCAAAAACCGCAAGGACAGCATCTGGTGGTATTGGTACATCTTTCACTAACATGAAAAATGCTGTAGTAAACGGAATGACTGGAATACTGCAAACGATTGATACCGCCTTACAAAATAATGGCTTTAAAAATGGGATTGCGACAGTTTTCGATGGCATGAAGCAATCTATTAATGACACTTTTAAAAATATTAATTCTGTTTTGTCTAAAGTACTCCCGCCCATCATAACTGCCTTTGTTCAACTAGGAAATATTTTAAAACCTTTCACTCCTATACTAAATGGATTAGGCGGAGGTTTTACAACTTTAATCGCTATTGTTGGCGGAATGTTTATTTTTCAACAAGTTGCTGGCGCTGTAACAACTCTGTTTAATGCATTGACCGCAAATCCTTATGTTTTAGCAATAGCTGGAATTGTTGCTTTAGTTTTAGCAATCAAAAATCTTTGGGATACTAATAAAGGTTTTAGAGATGCGGTTATTCAAATTTGGCAGTCAATTTCTGACTTTTTGCAACCAGTTATTCAATTTATTTCTGGTATCATAACGAGTACATTCACTCTAGTTTCTCAATGGTTTACTGAAAACCAGCAAGGAATACAGAACTTAATTCAAACAGTATGGGGAGTCATCCAAGGTGTATTTGAAGTCGCAATGATCGCAATTCAAGCGGTTGTTTCTTTAGTATTAGGACAAATACAAGCTGGCTGGGAAATTTGGAGCAATGTTATTTCAGGAATCGTACAAGTAGCATGGGCTTTGATTTCAAATATTTTTTCTGGTTCTTTAGGCAGCATTTTGGCAGTTGTAACGTTTGTTATTAAACAAGTCCAATTAGTGATAGATACAGTAATGAATGTTATCCAAGGGATAATAAAAACTGTTTGGTCACTTATTACAGGAGACTGGAAAGGTGCTTTAGATGGAATCAACCAAATTGTCGGAGCTTTTGGAAAGTTCATTACCGGAACTTTCGATAATGTTATGAGATTAGCTAAAGACTTGATAAAAAATGGTATTGATACTATTAAAGGGATATTTGACAGTTTATCTAAAATTAATCTTCTTGACATTGGTAAGGCCATTATTGATGGTTTTGTTAAAGGTCTAAAAGCAGCTTGGGAAGCTGGCAAAAAGTTCATTGGCGGAATCGGAAACTGGATTAAAGAACATAAAGGGCCAATCCGTAAGGATAGAAAACTTTTAACTCCCGCTGGTAACGCCATTATGAATGGTTTGAACTCTGGTTTAACTGGAGGTTTCCGTAATGTTCAATCCAATGTTTCAGGAATGGGCGATATGATTGCTAATGCAATTAATTCTGACTATTCTGTGGATATTGGGGCAAATGTTGCGGCAGCTAATCGCTCAATCAGTAGTCAAGTTTCTCATGATGTGAACCTTAACCAAGGCAAACAACCAGCTTTATTTAATGTAAGGCTTGGAAACCAAAACTTTAAAGCATTTGTGGATGACATTTCTAATGCACAAGGGCAAGCAATTAACTTAAATATGGGATTTTAGGAGGTAGAAGTGTACAAGTTTAGAGATACGACAAAACGGAAGCATTATCGCAACCTTCCTTTTATTCCAACCAGTGCCATGAGTTATGATGGTTCTTGGTTAGAGGAACTCTTAGAAGGTTATCAGACATTGACTGTAGAGGGGCGAGAAATGTATTCTCTCAGCTTTGAGTCACAAGAAATGCAAGTCGGAGGAGTGATCACCAATGTGAAATATCCTCCTCGGGAGTTGACGATAAAATATAAGCTTGAGGATAGGGACCCTCGAGCTTTACAAGAAAAGTTTGATACCTTAAAGGCGTTCTTGATTCGTCAAGAAGATGTCCCTATTATTTTTCATGATGATTTGGAATATACTTTTTATGGCCGGTTCAAGACTGCAGACAATGTGTCTGGAGATACTAATTCAATTATTTCAAGTTTTACTGTGCTTTGTAGTGATCCATTTAAACACGGAAAAACTCAAAGTGTTAAAGGCAAAGTCATTGAAGTTTTACCTTACCTAGTTAAACCTGATAAGCTATCGTTCAAGTTACTGTCAGATGGTTTAGTTGCAACTGATGGAAATTATCACTTGAAGTCATCGCAGGCTAAAAAAGGAGACCTTTTGGAATTTGATTTTCAAACAGGCGATACTTTTCTTAATGGGGAATTAAACAATAACCTTTTAGACCTTGATTCTGATTTTAAAAATATCAGATTGACAACTGGAACAGATTTTTCAAGTTCAAGCTATGATTTAACGATTCAATATAGAAAGGCGGTGCTTTAGTGAGTAATATCTTATTTTTAGATAAGATGCAACAAGTCATCAAAAGTTATGATTCTAACGAGTTCATAGAATGTGTTCAGACAAAAGAAATCACAACCAATGCTTCTGAACTAATGAATGACACGCTTTCAGTTTCTTTACCTTTTGATGAAACAATTAAAGATGCCAGCTATATTGCAGTCAATGATACGAAAGAGCAAGAGTTTTCTTTATATCGAATTTTAACCGCAAAAGATGAAGATAATTCACTTTCATTTGAAGCAATAAATTTTGCAGTCGATGAACTGGATAATTTTATCATCAAAGATATAAGACCTCAAAATAGGTCTTTTTCTTATGTGATTAATCAGCTTTTATCTGATTCGGGTTGTGACTGGGTATTGGGTGTCTGTGAACCAATTAAAACAGTTTCCAGTACTTTCTACTATACTTCAATGCGTGAAGCTATAAAAGCTCTACAAGAGTTAGGTTCAGAGTTTACCTTTTCAATTGAAATTACAGGAAATAAGATTACTAAAAAAATTATTAACTGCTATAACCAAATTGGAAAAATAACCAATAAGCGCTTTGAATATGGCGAGGAAGTTCTGAAAATCGTTCACCAACAAGACCGCACAAATATTGTTACTGCCCTAATTGGACGTGGTAAAGGCGAAGAAGTTGGGGACGGCTACGGACGAAGACTTGAGTTTTCAGATGTTGAATGGAAGAAGTCTAATGGAAACCCTCTTGATAAGCCTAAAGGTCAAAATTGGATTGAATATCCAGAAATGACAGAAGAATATGGCATCCCGTCAAATGGAAAAATGTTACCACGTAAAACAGTTGTTGTTTTTGATGATGTGGAAGATGCAAGCGAACTTTTGCAAAAGACTTATGAAAAACTGGCTTATTACTGCCGGCCACTCATTCAGTTTAGCACTGAGATATTAGGTAGTGATTCAATTGGGAATACTGTTTCAATCCACAGAGGAGACCGAGATTATCACTATCAGACAAGAGTTTTTAAGGTGGTTACTGATTATGTTAATGGGCGAGTACAAGCTAGTCTGGGTGATAATTTAAGTGGTAACTCAATTAATCGCCAGTTGTCACAAGTTCAAAGCAATATCTCTGACCTTGATAATAATAAAATGACATTTTATGACTCCACAGAAATTGGAAAATTTCAAGACGATATTATGCGTGGTGCTGGTGCGAATGGTGGCTCGATTTACATGGTCAACGGAATTGAAGCTGGTGTATCTCAATCAAGAGAGACCTATGAGCAAGTCTTCATGGATGGGCCAAAAATTCAAGATTCACAGTATTTCATGATTCAAAATAATGTCGGAATTTCTTTTAAACAATGTAAAAAAGGGCAATGGACGACAATTCAAGATGTTCATAATGGGAAAAGCAATACTGCATGGACACTTGACGGAACCTTTAACGCTAACTTTATTAGTGCCGGAGTTTTGCAAGGTATTAAAATTCGTTCAGTTAATAACGATTTTATCATTGAATTATATGATGGAAAGATTCGTTTTATAAAAAAAGAAGGTACGACAGAAAAGGAAATGTTCGCCTTTGCTCCAACCTATGTTAATGGACAACTCCAAGGGATTAATGCAATCCAAAATCAAGGTTACTCTTTTGCACTCTCTTCGATGGGAAGTAATGGTGCATTTTTAAATGTTTTAGAAATTCCTAAAGATAGTACAGCAGATAATCGAAAGTTAAATCTTTATGGAGAAGTAAAAGTTAAGGGTAACTTTTATGTTAATGATGTAAAAATCGATACTAACGGAGGCGGAAACTCTGGTGGCGGCGGTGGTTGGAATGGTCAATATCCACCAGAAATCACAAGTGATCGTGATAAACGTTACTGGCAAATCTGGGCAATGGCAATTGGAGCTGGATTTTCTAAACAAGCGGCAGCCGCTTTACTTGGGAATGCACAGGGTGAATCTGATGCCAACCCAACGGCTGATGAGGGTGGTGGACGTCCTGGATTCGGTTATGGGGTTTGGCAATGGACGGATAGTTCAGGCGCTAGCTCTGGTCGTGTTTATATGATTAATCTCATGACGAGAGCAGGAGTTACTGACAATCCTGACACAATCACAGCCCAATTCAAGCTCTTGATGTGGCATGCACCAAATGGCCAATGGATTGCGACAAGTTCTTATCCTTATTCTTGGACTCAATTCATGACCTTAACGGATATTAACACAGCTACACAAGCGTTTGTATCAAACTTTGAGCGTCCATTAAATGGACACCCTGAACGTAGCACTTGGGCGCAAGAATGGTATAACAAATTTGTTAATCTTAAAATCCCAAGTGGTGGCGGAGGTTATATTGCTCCAATTTCAAGACCTATTACCGTAACAAGTGAAATGGGTTGGAGAACGAGTCCAATCACCGGAGCGCAAGAATTTCACAATGCTATAGACTTGGTTAATGGAAATCCAACAACTCCAATCTTAGCTTCTGGCGATGGTCAAGTGGTCCAAGCGGGAAGTAATTATTATGACTGGTATGGAAATTACACGGTCATCAAGCATGCGGATGGACTTTATACAGGGTACGCACATCAAAGCAGAATCGATGTTTCTGTGGGTCAAAATGTTAAAAAGGGCCAACAAATTGGACTTATGGGAGCGACTGGTCCGGTCACTGGACCACATTTGCACTTCCAATTTATGGACCAATATTGGCCATCATCAAACGCTCACTTTAAGAATCCAAGGGATTATATCAAATTTTAGAAAGGGTCTATTATGACAGATCATTTTATAACACTGTCCACCACAGAGCCTAATAACAATGTCGGTATTGTTAAATTGAGACATGCGGACGTGAATAGTCAAGCCATTGTTGCTCAAATCGTAGAGAACGGTCAACCTAAGAACTTTGAAGGATTACAGCCGTTCTTTTGTTTAATGGCACAAGAAATTACTGGTCAAGGGGTGGCAGAAGAAGCGGTGATTTCTTTTGAAGCCAGAAATGGGAAATTGACTTATATTGCTAGTGATAATGCTTTGCAAATGGTGGGACGAAACGAAGCATACTTTAGTTTTAGAAAACAAGAAGGTGAGCAGTGGATTGAGCAATTTTCTACTCGAACTTTCAATTATATCGTTGAGAAATCCATTTATTCCCAACCTTTCAAAGACTCTAATTACTGGTGGACCTTTAAAGAACTTTACCGAATTTTTAGTCAAAATATCGAAGATGGGAAAAAGAGTTGGGAAGAATTTGTGGAAGCAAACCGTGAAATTCTTGAATCAATTGATCCAGGAGGTAAACTTTTAGAAAAAGTCGCTGACATTGAAAAAATTAATAATGAAAAAGTTCCAGCTGGTTTCAAGTTTGTTTTAGAGCATGATTCAGAATACCAACCAAATGTTAATGTTACTTCATATAAAAATTCAATTGGGACTGAAACAGGTGGATTAGATACTGGACCGGTTTTTGGCGGAGAAACAATTTATAACGTTCCTATTTTATTGAGTTATGACCGACAAAAGGCTTATGTAGAAATGCCTAAATCTTATACGCTAGCTGGAGATATTATTCTAATTGATGAGGGAACGTTGTTACTCATCAAAGATAATGAAGTTTTATGCTTTAAAATGTCCGGTGCAAAAATAATAAAAGGCTATGTTTTTGTAGCTTAAGAAAAGGAGAAATTAAATGGCTGATATAACAAAAATTACTCGTGGTATGCAAAATGGTGCTGAAACGATTGATAATAACTTTAGTAAAATTAATCAAGAACTCGGAATTCTTGAAAATTTTGTGAATGTAATCTATCCAGTTGGTTCATTTTTTATATCTAGTGTCTCTACAGACCCTAAAGACCTTTTTAAAATTGGAACATGGGCACGAGTAAAGGGTCGAGTGTTGGTCGGAGTTGATGAATCTGATACATCTTTATCAACTAGCGGCAAGCAAGGTGGTTCAACAAATCCGTTATCACGACACACAATCATTCCATCTTCAGGGAACCTTGTTTTAGCCCGCGGAGCTGGCACAGACCACTGGTCTTCGGCTTCTGCACCAAGTAGTTCTTATGCGCTGGATACTGAAAATGGAGGAATCACAGTTGGAGATAACACTAATCATAATAACTGGCAACCTTTCGAAACTGCCTATATTTGGAAACGTACAGCTTAGAAAGTAGGGGGTATGGAACTAGAACAACTTGTGGAGCAGCATGAAGAAAAACTCAAACAACATGACAAGGAACTTGCTCGTCTTAATGATATGTCAGTAGTCATGCAGAACTCTATTAACGAGGGACTTGCTCGAGTTGACGAGTCAAATAAATTTTTGCGGGAGCAAAATAGAGAACAACTCAAGCAGAATAATGAAATTTTCCAAGCTGTTATGGGAATTAACGAGAGCAAAGAAAATAAGGAGTATGAAGCTAAAATGATGACTCGTAAAAATATTTGGCGAGCAATATTTGCGATTGGTGGTTTCGTAGGTGGGTTTATCTTAGCCTATTTCAAAATTCAATTCTAGGAGAAAAAATTATGATTTTTAATAACAAGTTTTACAACGTCATCAAATGGGCTGTTTTAACAGCATTACCAGCACTTAGTGTATTTATTGGAGTAATTGGTAAAGCATACGGTTGGGGTGGAACTGATTTAGCTATCATTACTTTGAATGCATTCACAGTATTCTTGGGAACATTAGCTGGAGTAAGTGCTGTTAAATATAATAACCAGCCAAATGATACGGAGGACAACAAATGAAAAAAGTAATTAAAAAAGCTGCCATTGGAATGGTAGCTTTCTTTGTTGTTGCAGCAAGTGGACCAGTATTTGCTGCAGTCGGTGACCAAGGGGTGGACTGGTCAAAATATAATGGAGATTATGGTAATTTTGGTTATGACCATGATAAGTTTGCGATTGCTCAAATTGGCGGAACTTATGGTGGTTCATTTGTGGACCAAGCGACTTATTCAACCCAAGTCGCATCTGCAATTGCTCAAGGTAAAAGAGCGCACACTTATATTTGGTATCAAGTCGGAGGTTCGCAAGAAGTAGCAAAAGCAGCACTTGATCGCTATTTACCAAGAATTCAAACGCCAAAGAATTCTATTGTTGCTTTAGACTACGAAGGTGGAGCAAGTGGAGATAAGCAAGCCAATACAGATGCAATTTTGTATGGAATGCGCCGCATTAAAGCGGCTGGATATACTCCAATGTATTATTCTTATAAGCCTTACACTTTGGCTAATGTCAATTATAAGCAAATCATCAAAGAGTTTCCTAACTCACTATGGATTGCGGCATATCCAAATTACGAAGTAACACCAGTTCCAAACTATAGCTTCTTCCCAAGTATGGACGGAATATCAGTATTTCAGTTCACATCAACTTATATTGCTGGTGGACTTGATGGAAATGTTGATTTAACAGGAATCACAAATAATGGATATGGGAAACAGCAAGGCCAAGAAGTTAAACCCGTTACTGCTACACCGGCCATTGAAAATGGTAAAGAAGCAAATGAAGTTAAAGGAAACGATGTAGAAGTTGGAATGACGGTTAAAGTAAACTTTGGCGCTAAGAATTATGCCACAGGAGAAATAATTCCTCAATGGGTAAAAGGTAAACCACATAAAATCATCCAGAAGAATGGAGATACTGTCTTGCTTGATGGTATTATGAGCTGGTTATCCGTTCATGATGTGGAAACTATTGATGCATCTACAAGCCAGCCAACGACACCCGCAAAAAGTTATATTGTAAAACAAGGTGATACACTTAGTGGTATTGCTTCAAACTGGGGTACTAACTGGCAAGAATTAGCACGTCAGAACAGTTTATCTAATCCGAACATGATTTACACTGGTCAGGTTATTCGCTTCACAGGCGGTCAATCTGGGGCTACAGCACGAACTTACACCGTACGCTCCGGTGATAATCTTTCATCAATTGCTAATCGTTTAGGAACAACAGTTCAAAGTTTAGTTTCAATGAACGGCATTTCAAACCCTAATTTGATTTATGCTGATCAAACTCTAAATTATTAAAATTAACCCTGACTTCGGTCAGGGCTTTTTTCTTTACAAAAAGAACGGAAAGTTATATAATGTTCCTATTCCAAAAAAACTTTCATAAAGTTTAATCCGAGCGTCCCTCTCCTAACTGGGACGCTTTTTTGTGCTATAATATATTCGGGATGATTGTGGGATTTCATCTCCTTTCTATAGTTAAGCTGCTCTTCGGAGCGGCTTTTTTGTTTGCTATTGTAATTAAAAAATAATGTGTTATACTTGCCATGGGGTTCGTTGCCCCTTAGGTATAGTCGCTCTTGTCATATTGGGCGGCTTTTTTATATCAGTTTGACTTTACCAAAGTATAGTGTTACACTTGCGCTAGGGAGTTAGTCACTCCCCAGCTTATTTCAGTCACCCTCTCACATTTGGGGTGGCTTTTTTATCATTGTAATTAATTTTTATTGTGTTATACTTAGCGTAAGGTTGGTTCCGCGAAAGCACCAGCCCTCATCATTAGCCACTCAGTCGGGAGTGGCTTTTTATTTTTCAATTAGTAGTTAGTTTGACTTTAACTATGCTTAGTGTTATACTTGCTGGACGGAAAGATTAGTTGCTTTCCTTACAGTTCATAAAACCCATGTCGTAATGATGTGGGTTTTATTAATAAATAGGCAGTTTGACATTGAGTATAATTAGTGTTACTATGAGAAAGTAGATTTTGTCATGAGTAAAATGTTTTATAGATTCACTTTTCGCAAAATGAGATTTACAATTTTGTCGAAAGGAAATAAATATTATGGCAAATGGAACAGTAAAATGGTTTAACGCTACTAAAGGATTTGGCTTTATTAGCTCTGAAGATGGACAAGATTTGTTCGCTCACTTCTCAGCAATCCAATCTGATGGATTCAAATCACTTGATGAAGGTCAAAAAGTTGAATTTGATGTTGAAGAAGGTCAACGTGGACTTCAAGCAGTCAATATCACAAAAGCATAATTATATTTGAAAATCATGCATAGACTGGAGCAGTAGCTTCAGTTTTTTTAATACGATGTTGTAATTCTAGGATAGTATGATATACTTAGCCAGCAAGAGGAAACACACACTTCCCTTTGCATAAATTAGGGCCACTCTTTTATAGAGTGGTTTTTAATTAGGATTAATATGTTATAATGAATGTTCTTAAACATGGGTGTCAGCAATCTGCTGGCATTTTTTTATTCTAAAAAATTTTTTAACTAAGCCATGTTTAAGATATTGCATATGATATAATATTTTTAGAAATATTAAATGAATGGAGAATTTATGCCATCACGTCGAGAACCAAAAGCTTTTGAGGAACTTAAAATTATAAGTGAGAAAGAATTCAGCAGATATTTACCAGAACAAAAATTTAGTCAAGAAAAGCTTAAAGATGACTTTTATTATGTATTAACATTTGATGGTATTGGGCCTCGTGTAGATGTATTTGAAGAATCTAATCAAGAATATTTACGAATAGCCTATATTGATAGTAATTATGATGAAAAATTTAAAAATTTATACATAACTATATTAAATACCCGAATTGCTAGTTGA